AATATCTTGTGCAAAAGTTGAAGCACAAATAGAAACTATAGAGGGTGTCGAATTTATTAGGTCTATGAGTAAGGTAAATTGATGTGGCTTGAAATTTGGGTTTATAAATTAATATTATTAATAGAAAAACTAATGAAAACAAATTTTATTTTATTTATACTTCTTGTTTTTATTACAACTATAGCAATAGTAACAACAGCAAAATCTGAGACCAATACCGTGTCGAGTACTGTAGTAAACAATACGCCGCCAACAGCAAACGCACCAGTTCTGCCCAATTCTAACAGTGATATTTGTAAAGTTGGCATCGGCGGAGCAGTTCAAAATAATGTGTTAGGTGTAGCTACAGGAATTTTAGTAGACGATGAGCTGTGTCAGCTTTTAAAATTATCTCGCAGTCAGTACGCCTACGGCATGAAAGTGTCGGCTGTTGCTTTACTTTGTCAAGACCCACGTGTTTGGACGAGTATGATGGATGCCGGGACCCCCTGCCCTGTATCAGGTTTGATCGGTAGTGAGGCAGCCTCTTACTGGGAAAACAATCCACATTTAATTCCAGAGGGCAGTAGATATAAACCAGAATATATTGCCGCAAATAAACCAGAAAAAGGAGAGTTTAGTGATGCACAAAATGCTGCTCTATTTAAAACTTTGTTTGTTATTACTACTGGTATCCTCTTATTCTAAAGCTGATTGCTTACCTGATGTACAAGGTCTTTGTACTCCGGGAGTTACTATCACAGAAGATACACAAATTGACATTTCTGAAGAAGACAAAGGCACAGAAATAATTACAACTACTACAACGACCGTTACTACCACCACTACTACAATTACAAACGAAAACTCAGGTGATATTTTAGATGGCACTAATGGTTATGTATCATCTGGTAAAGAAGGTGATATGGACTCAGATTGGGGTGGTCAAGGCCCTGCAAGTATGCCAAGTGGTAATAGTTGTGGTCAGCTAGGCACAGATAAATGCGCCATGATTACAGGAAGTGGTAATAACACTTCGACTATGGGTGTGTCGGGTATGGGTACAACATTTATTAATACGATTGACATATCTGATCTACAAATAGATAACGGCGGTGAAGTTAGGTATACAATCAAAGTAGATAAACAAGATGCTCAAGATAGAATATACATGCACGTTTCAGGATATAACGGAACTACTTCAGTCTTTTCAGGCACTGACATCTTGTCTGAGTCTGGAGTATCATCCGGTTACCAATCTTATAACGGCACTTTCGATTTCGGTGGTGTACTAAATAAAATAATTGTCGAGGTTGGTGGTAGAGATATCAACATGGCCGTTGGTCCGATGTTTGATGATGTCACTGTGAATGTTTTCTATAATGTAATCAATACTATTGTTACTCAACATATAACCACCATTGAAGAAATTTATTATCTCAATATTTTTGATCCTACCGAATTAGATTTTGTTGAAGAAGTTTTTGAATACAACGATATTAGTATGGAGGATGGCGAAATATCTTTTACGCCTATTGAACCTGAGGTTGAAGAAGTCTCTTTTGCAAGTGTCGAATTAGAAATATCTGAGATTGAAATTAATTTACCTGATCCCGAACCTGAAATTGTTGAGGTTGAAACAGAGGTAGAGATGGAATTAGAAATGGAGATGGAAGAAGTCTTAGTTGTTGAGGCTGAACCTGAAGAAGAGATTACAGAAGAACCTCAAGAAGAATCACAGGAATCAGAACAAGAACAACCGCAAACAGCACAAAAAGAAGAAGATCCAAAAGAAACGGTAGAAGAAGAGAAACCATCGGATCCTAAGGTATCAAAGAAAGAAAAAGCTGCTACCAAAATAGTTAAGAAAATTGATGACAAAGCAAGATATGATGATGCTGCTCAAATAAAAACTTTAATTGTTATGCAAATACTTGGTAATACAAAAACTTTTTTTGATACACAAAACACTTTAATAGATATAGAGGGATTCTTTACTAACGAAACAATACCTGATACAATGATACCAACTAACAACATAGCACAATATTTAATGTTTGGAGGCAGTGACGGTCTTATGGATCAAATGATAGACAGTCAATACGAATAATATGGAAGCTGAATTTGCAGGTTTAAAATTTAAAGGTGGAAAAATATTTGCACTACTTGTTGCCTTATCAACACTAATTGGAGGATTATATGGGGGCTTTGTCGCCTACAAGGATTATACCGATTTTAAAGAAATCGTGTCAGCTTATGTAGCTCCAGATTTATCCGGCTTTGATAAAAAATTAGCAGTGACAGAAGAGAAGATGAACAAAGAAGTTGCTGTTTTAAAAACTGAAGTAGATATGATTATGCAAGAAATGCAAATGTTACTATCAGAAATTTCTTTAATATCTGATGTAGCTAATGAATTAAAAAATGATTTACGTACAGATTTACGTAGAGTTGAAAAAATTATTGAAGATGTTGAACAACAAGTTAAGCAAGACTCACGAGAAAATTCAGCAGATATAAAATTTGCTATAAAAGATATTAAAGAAGATATGATTCAACTAGAGGAAAAAATTACTGATATAATACAAAAAACTTTAGCCAATCCTTTGGCTGGAATGAAATAATGAAACAAACAGGTAATGAATATTTTACACCATCACCTAAAAGAACAAGTATAGGTCATAGTAAAAATACAAGACCTAAAAATAAACACAAAAGGAGAAGTTGGAAGAAATATAATAGACAAGGTTAATTAAAGGAGAAATGAAATGGAAGATATTGTAATTATTAATAGAATACAGAAATATATTAAAGATAAAATTGAACGTTGTTCAGAAACTTTATTGTCTGGTGGTGTTGACAGTATAGATAAATATCAATACATTGTAGGACAAGTTAAGTCTTTACAAGACACACAACAGGAAATCTCTAACCTGCTAGATAATAAGGAGCAAAATGATGGCTGAAGTAAAATTAGCACTACAAGAAAAATACGAAAACGAAAAAAAAGAAGAGAAAAAAGAAATAGAAAAGAAAACTCTCGATGCACAGAATATAACTGAATCTGAAATAGATAAACTACCTCAACCAACAGGTTGGAGATTATTGGTATTACCTTTTGTAATGCCTGAAAAATCTAAAGGTGGAATTATTATTGCTCAAGAATCTTTAGATCGAGCAAGAATTGCTGTTCAAGCAGGTTATGTATTAAGAGTTGGTCCACTAGCTTATCAAGATAAAGAAAAATTTAATACCGGTCCTTGGTGTAAAGAAAAGGAATGGGTTATCTTTGCTAGATATGCAGGATCAAGATTACAAATTGAAGGTGGGGAAATTAGAATATTAAACGATGATGAAGTGTTGGCGACAGTAAAAGATCCTGAACACATTCTTCACGCTATATAACATAGGAGATAGCTATGCCAGAAGAAGTATTAAAAGAAGAAGAACACAACTTAATTGACGTAGGCGAAGAAAAAGGTGCTGAAGTTGATTTAGAAAATGTTCCAAAAGAAGAACCAAAAGAAGAGATTGTTGTAGAACAAGTTTCTTCCGAAGAACCAAAAAAAGAAGAATCAAAAGAAGAACCTAAAAAAGAAGATGAATTAAAAGACTATAGCGAAAGCGTTAATAAACGTATTGCTAAACTCACTAAAAAAATGAGAGAAGCAGAACGTCAAAAAGAGGAAGCTATAAATTATGCTAAAACAGTTATTGCTGAAAAAGACGCAAAATATAAATCTGATTTAAATTCTTCAACACAAGGATATGTTCAAGAATTTGAAAAAAGAGTTACATCTAATTTAGATGCAGCAAAAATTAAATTAAAAACTGCAATAGATAATCAAGATGTAGAAGGTCAAGTATCTGCTCAACAAGAAATAGCTCAATTAACTTTAGATAACGCAAGATTAGCTCAAGCTAAAAAGGCTCAAGAAGTTCAAAATCCAACATCTATCAATGCTCGACAACCTGTTCAACAACCTGTTCAACAACCAGGTTATGCAAATCCAACAGCAATAAAAGAAGCTGCTCAAGAAATGGATCCTAAGGCTGAGGCTTGGTCTGCAAAGAATAGTTGGTTTGGTAAAGATAATGCCATGACTTATACGGCGTTTGACATACATAAAAAGTTAACTGAAGAAGAAGGTTACGACCCAACAAGTGATGAATATTATCAAGAAGTGGATAAAAGAATTAGACTTGAATTCCCACATAAATTTGATAATGTCGATAACAAACCGACCGAAAAGGTTACGCAAACGGTCGCTTCAGCTAATCGTCCAGCTCAAACAGGACGCAAAAAAACTGTGAGACTCACACCTTCACAGGTAGCAATTGCTAAAAAATTAGGTGTGCCACTCGAAGAATATGCGAAACATTTAACCACGAAGGAGGCCTAAGCATATGGAAAATAAAAATGAAAATAATAAAATGAAGACTTCTCGTGCGAGCGAAACTAGGGTTAAACAAGAACGACCTAAAGTTTGGACTCCTCCATCATCTCTAGATGCACCCCCTGCGCCTGATGGATACAGGCACCGTTGGATAAGAGCAGAATCTATGGGTTTCGATGATACTAAAAACATCATGGGTAAACTTAGATCTGGTTGGGAACTAGTAAGAGCGGATGAATATCCTAACTCTGAATTTCCTACTGTAAAAGACGGAAAGAATACTGGGGTAATTGGGGTTGGTGGCCTATTGTTGGCTAGGATACCTGAAGAGGTTGCAAAGTCTCGTGAAGATTACTTTAAACAACAAACACAAGACAGAAACGATGCAATTGAAAACGATCTCATGAAGGAACAACATAATGCGATGCCTATCAATCAAGATAGACAGAGTCGTGTAACTTTTGGTGGTACTAAGAAAAGTTAATTTTTTAACAATTACTTATCCACTTGACAATAATAAATAGGAGACAATAACTATGGCAAACGCAAATAGTGCATTCGGATTAAAACCATATTTAAAAAATGGTAGTAATTCAAATAGTACAGGTGTCGGTGGATATTCTCACTACGAAATAAAGAACGACAACAGTAACAACATTTTTAATGGTTCTGTTGTTATACCGTTATCAACCGGTTTTATCGATATAGTCGGTGCAGCAGACGGTGGTACTGTAGCTCCTCTTGGAGTCTTTATGGGTTGTGAATATGTTTCATCTACAACTGGTAAACCGGTCTTTTCAAATTTCTGGCCGGGATCTGGGGCTGATTCAAATCACCCAATTAAAGCATTTGTAGCAGACGATCCAAATCAATTATTTTTGATCGCCTCAGATGCATCATTAACAAACGAAGCTACTGCAAGAGCAAGTGTATTTTTAAACGCTGACATGTCTAGCGGCACAAGTGGATCTACTGTAACAGGTAAATCTTCTGCTGCCTTAGGTGTAAGCACATTAGCAACTACAGCAGGATTAATGCTAAGATTTATGGGTTGGGCTGACGATGCAGCTAACGCAGATTTCTCAGCAGCAGGTATTCCTTGTATTGTTAGATTTACAACACACTTTAATGCAGATAGCATGGGAATCGTTGTTGGTACACCAGCAACTACAGGAGTATAAAACATGGCCATTTCAAGACAACAATTAGCTAAAGAGCTAGAGCCAGGTTTGAATGCTTTATTCGGCTTGGAGTACAAGAACTACGAAAATCAACATGAGGAAATCTTTACAAAAGAAACTTCAGACAGAGCTTTTGAAGAAGAAGTAATGCTTTCAGGTTTTGCTAACGCAGCAGTAAAACAAGAAGGTACAGCGGTAGGATTTGACGATGCACAAGAGTCATATACTTCACGCTATACTCACGAAACAATCGCTCTTGCTTTCTCAATTACTGAAGAAGCAATTGAAGATAATTTGTATGACAGAATCTCAGCTAGATACACAAAAGCATTAGCACGTTCAATGGCTAATACTAAACAAGTAAAAGCAGCAAACGTATTAAATAATGCGTTTAACTCTTCTTTTACAGGTGGAGACGGTGTAGAACTTTGTTCAACTGCTCACCCAACTGTATCTGGTGGTAATGTTGCTAACGAATTAGCAACTTCTGCAGATCTTTCAGAAACATCTTTAGAGCAAGCATTAATCGACATTGCTGCATTTAAAGATGAGCGTGGATTAAAAATTGCAGCGAATGGTGTAAAAATGATTATTCCTTCACAGCTACAATTCACCGCTGAAAGACTTATGAAGTCAGCTAACAGAGTTGGAACAGCAGATAATGATATTAATGCTCTTGCATCAAAAGGAATGATTCCACAAGGTTATGTGGTTAATAATTTCTTAACTGATACAGATGCATTCTTCATTATGACTGACGTACCAAACGGTCTTAAGTATTTTGAAAGATCACCAATCAAAACTACAATGGAAGGTGACTTTGATACAGGTAATGTAAGATATAAAGCTAGAGAGAGATATTCATTTGGATTCTCAGACTTCAGAGGTATTTACGGTTCACCGGGTGCTTAATAAATAGTTTTATAACTAATTCTAGAAGGGGCCTTATGGCCCCTTTTTTTATGGGAAATCAGTTGACTTTATGGGAAATTAATGTACAAAATAAAAGCGGATAATATTGACAAGGAGATATATTATGACCGCAGTATCACAGTCTTTAATCGCTGAGAAA